TCGGTGCCATCCCAGAACCACTGGTGTTCCAGAGATTCGACGCCAGCCAGGAAGGAGAAATCGCCGAGCAGACGGGCTTCGGTCAGCCAGGCATTCAGCAGCGCATCGAGCACGACATTGTTGCAATCAGCCTGCTCGACGCGGATGGACTTGAAGTAGGTCTGGTGGTCGAGGCGACCGGAGGCGTAGTTGTAGCCCGACGAATTGCCCGCCGCGACGTTGAACGGCATGTTCAGGCAGCGGGCGATCTCGTTGAGCAGCTCGCGCTTGAACTCACCATAGGTCGTGCCCGGCTGCTCGGCCTTGATCTGTCCGAGCTTCCAGCCATCGGGCAACACCGTCGCCATCCGCTTCTCGAGTTCGACGATGTCCATCGGCTCGACGGACGCCGCCTCGCCGTTGGCGGGCGCGTCGGTGAAAAGCACCGCCGCGAAATCAGCCGCCGTCTCAGCCGCCCCCAGCACCGCCAACGTGTAGCGACGCAACTGGGCGAACAATGGCAGGGCGGGCGTGATCTCCGGGATGCCCCGGTGCTGGCCGGGCCGATCGGCACGGAACCAGTGGACCATCGCCTCGGCGGGCACGCGGTCGTAACCATCCAGCGCCGGCGCAAAACCCGTCTGGCCCGGATGACGCCGCAGCACCAGGTAACAAACCGGGTTGCCGAAGCGGTCGAACTGGATGCCGTCCACGGCATCGTCGATCAGAATGCGGGCGTCGGGGTTGGCCACGCGGTCGGCCTCGATCAGTTGCAGGTCCAGCTTGATCGGGCAGCGGAGCTTCGGGTTGGCCGTGAGCATGCCGAAGACCTCACCGTCCACGGCCTTGGCCATCCGCATCAGTCGCAGCTTGGCGGGCAGGCGGATCTCCGAGGCCCAGTCGGCAAAGGCGGTCTCGATCAGGTCATTGGCCTCGGTGTCGTCCGAGAGCAGCTGCAGACGCGGGCCGGTGCCGACGCAGTCGTTGGCCAGCGTGAGGACGATGCCTCGCGCGTAGCTGTTGTTGGCGACCTCGTACCGGCTGCGGTTGCGCAGCGTCTGTCGCACGTCGGGCGACGCGGCCGCATCGGCGGAGAGACTGTCGGCGTTGGCCCAGTGCCGCACGTTGTCGGCGTTGGTGACCGCCGCGTCGAACTTGGCCCGAATGACTCGGGCGAAGGAGCGGGCCTTTCGGGTTGTCTTATTGCCGAACGGCCACATCACGCTGCCCCCGGGGGAGAGAGTTTGACCAGCTTGACGCCCAGGCCCTTGCCCGAGGCCGCCTGTTTGCTGGCCAGGTGCTTGTCGGCCGCGATCTGGTCGGTCAGCGAGTGCTGCTCGACGCTGCCCGAATCGCCGGTTGCCTTCTTCGGCCCGGCGGCGTTGTCGCGGATCGTGTTGTCGAGGTTCTCGGCCACGCAAGTCTCCGATGACGAGCCGTGCAGGGTCGCCTTCAGTTACTTACCCGGCGGAAACGCAAACTGGCGGTGAGTCAGAGGTGAATCAGCAGATCGTTACGCATGTAGAACCTGGCAGCAGAATGCTACGGCGCAATGGACGCAGTGCTGCGTTTGTTCGTGGATATCGAACAATCACACCAGAGCGTCTACTGCCTGCTTGCGCCGGTGATCCCGGCGGCCGTGGTCTCATAGGTCGTCAGACGCCGCCCGCAGTGGCGGCACGTGCGGCGGCGAAGCAGGCGACCGCCCCAGGCGCGGCGGGTGTAAAGCACGCGGAAGTGCATGCACCCACAGTCGGGGCATTCCAGGCCGCGTTTTGGGGCGGGTTCGCGGTTGTCGGTTGGCTTGATCATCTACCGCCTGCTCCTTTGCAATTCAGACAGCCGCATACGCTGACGGACCTCGGCGGGCTTGGCGTCCGTGCCCGGCAGCACCGCGCCCTGAATCGAGGCCGCCACGGCGCAACCCACCAGACAGTCGAACCAGTGGTTGTCCGGCCCACCCGCGCGAATCTTCCACTCATCCACGACACGGCCACGGGCCTCGGTCTTCACGCGGTATTCCGCCGTGAGATGCTCGGCCAGGAGTTGATGCTCGCCAGGCTTACGCCCGAACAGCGATAGGCTGCCGGGATCACCCATCGCCACGGCCAGCCGGGCGTGGACGAAGCTTTTCCAGTAGTTGGTGTCGATCACCACGTGCCGCACCTGGCGTCGGCCCTGCACGTTGGGGATGCGCCAATGGTGCCCGACCCGCTCGCCGGTCTTGCGCTTGTATTCGCTGAAGGGGATGCTCGACGCACCCACATACCGCCCGTGACTCGGCATGATCAGTCCGGCGTGGGCGCTCTGGCGGCAGAACTGGTAGACCACGTCAGTGGACTGGCCCCAGTTGGCGTCGATCAGGCAACGCTCGATCCGCATCTCGGCCCCATCGTCACGCCGCCAGCGGCGGGCGAGGTACTCGCCGGTGAGCTTCTCCAGCCCGGCGTAGATCGAACCCTCCAATCCAGCGCCAGGCGCAATGCGAGCGAGCGTCTTCTGCACCTCACGCAAGGTAAAGACGGGGCGCTGTTGGTCGGGATACGTGCCGTAATCGACGACGTAACCGGTGAAGTCATCCTCCCAAGCGACGACGGTGTGGAAGAGCAGCTTGCCCTGCACGTCGATGAACATCGTCAGGTGGCTGGCCCCGATCGGAATCACGCTGCGGGGGTGTCCGTTGGTCTTGGCGGCAATCGCCTCGGCGGTGAGCTGGTCCGAATCGCCCTCGTCCTGGGGCAAGGGTTCGTTCTGGTACTCGGCCCAGAAAGCGCGTTCATCCTGCAAGCGCAGGTTCATCGCGTGCTGGATCGCCGAGAGTTCATCCTCGTTGTGGCGCTGCGGCCAGGCGATCACCGCACCGGCGTCCATCTCCTTGCGGTGCTTGCGGTAGAACTCCGTGGCCTCGCGCCCGTCACCGTCGTTGCGGAAGCTATCGGCCCTCAGTTGGGCGTACTTGTCCCAGAGTTTCTCGTTCGAGGGGAACGCATAGACCAGCTTGGTGCGTTCGCCTTGCCAGGCCGGGTGCTTGTCGCGGTCGAGAATCTGGTCCGCCATGTCGCCGGGGCGGATCACCGTGCAGGGCATGATGCCGGAGATCTTCTGGCCCGGCCCGGCCAGGTTCAGGATCGCGCCGTTGAGCGTCTCCATCCTGGCGCGGACCTGCTGGTCGCTCCGCGCCGACTCGTCGGTCTGCGGGTCATCCAGCACCACCAGTGAAGGGCGCACCGCTCGGCCGTCGGCCCGCTTGAACTTCATGCCGCGAATACGGCTCTCGATGCCCGCCACGCGGATGATCGCCCCCGACGCCTTGCTGCCCTCGATGGTCGGCAGCACGATCTCGTCGGCCGTCCAGACGATCCGCGTCGCCTTGCCGTTGCAGAGCTGGCCATTGGCCCGGTTGTGGATGCGCTCCAGGGCGTGGATTGGGAAGACCGCCTCGGGGTAATCGTCCAGCAGGTGATCGTTGGTCTCGAACTCGACCTTGATGCTTTCGAGCATGTTGCGGGCGTGCCCGGCGTCCGAGCCGATCAGGCAGACGAACTCCCGCGCCCCGGTGAGCATCGCCCAGATGCAGGCGGTCTCGGCCAACGTGGTCTTGCCACTGCCGCGCGGCATGGCCATCGCAAACAGGCCGCCACGCAACACGGCGGTCTCGATCTTGGCGATCACCTTCAGATGGTCATCCGACCACGGGAGGCTGAAGGTGTGCGGAAAGTACGCTTCGCAGAAGAACCGAAAGTCGGTCGCGGCCCGCGCCTTGCGCTGGGGATCGACCACCTCGGGGATGTCGCCGATGTCCCGACCGATGGCCGACAGCTCCGCGTTGCGGGCACGGGCGGCTTCCTTCATCGCCTCGTAATCGCACGGTTCCTTCTCCGGCTCGGGGTTATGCCGCGTCCAGATCAGCCACGCGGCATAGCGCAGCAGGTCGACGCACTTCTCGTCGCCGATGCGGTAGCCCGCCCGGTTGCGATGACGGCGCAGCTGCCTCTCGCTGAGCACCTCGCCCAGCGGCGTGGAGTTCAGCATCCGCGTCAACATCGACGGCCGCAGTTGACGCACGTCAATCGCCATGAGCCGCCTCCCGCGCCAGCCAGGCTGCGTAATGCACCAGGTTGACCGTGCCGTCGGCGTTGGTGGGTGCACCGGCCTCGATGTCGGCGCGGACCATCGCTTCGGTGATCCGCCGGTTCCCGGCGGCGGCGAGGATTTTCGCCGCCTGGGCAGGCGTCAGGGCCGTCATTCTGGGCGTTTCTGCGGTCATATCTCTAGTTCCGTGGCCTGCTTACGGAAATCTGTAAGTTCCTTGCAGGCAATGGGTTAATCGCCTTGATGTTCTGGCGAAAGCATGGCTGAATGTGGGTGTTGAAACGAACGTAAAGCCAATAGCCAAAAGGAGATAGGCCATGCAAAAGAACGAAAAGAACCACGACGAAACGACCACCACCCAGCGCGACTGGCACGACCTGAAGCCCGGCGATGTGATCTTCTTCGCCACCGGCTGGTACGAGGTCCTCGACGCCTATCCGGTCGCCAAGAACACGGTGCTGGTGAAGCTCGCCCTCGACGAGCACCGCTTCCAGACCTACCGCGTCCGCGTGAGCGCAGGCAGCAAGGCGACCTGCCTCGCCTGAGACCGCCAACTCAAACCAAGGAGCCAAGCCATGACCACGATCGAAACCACCCTCGCCAAGATCGCCAAGGAGCAGATGCAGATCGAGACGCTCGAAACGCGCAAGCACGACGCCCTCGACTTCCACACTGTCGCGGTCTGGGAGGCCAAGAGCGCCCTGCAGGCCGCCTACGACGCGGGCCGCGCCGATGCCAGCCTTACGCTGATCGACGCCCTGCGCGAGAACCTCTCGCCCGAGGCCGTCGCCGCCATCGCCTCCTGGCTGCAGCCCGCCCGCACCAACGACCAGAACGTAGACCGCGAGGTCCGCTGGTTCGCCGAACAACTGGCCCAGGCCCTCGGCGGCTGGGACCAGCAGAACCGCCTCGCGGAAGAACTGGGTCTGTAACCACCACGCATGGGCCTGGCCAGCCCGAACACGGCCGAAGGAGCAACGACGATGAAGAACAGCGACGTACAGATGGGCGCGACGTACCTGGTGAAGGTCGCCGACAACCTGGTCCCGGTGACGCTCGTCCGCGAGCACCCCAGCGGGGGCTGGGAAGGCACGAGCGCAAAGACCGGCAAGACCATCCGCATCAAGAGCGCCCAACGCCTGCGGAAACGTCTGGCTGACGCGGCCCACGGGGCGAATCCGGGGGCCACGGACCAGCAGCCGACCCAGGACGCCAAGGCCCAGCCCGGACGCGACACGGGCGAACGTGGCGCGACGGGGGGCCAACCGGGCGGCGACGCCGCCACGACCGGTAAGGCCATGAGCCTGATGGACGCCGCCGTCCACATCCTCTCGCTGGGCACCGGCGACCCGATGCGCTGCAAGGACATCGTCGACCTGGTGGTGAAGCGCCAGCTCTGGACGCCCGGCAAGGGCAAGACGCCCGCCAGCACGCTCTACGCCGCGATCCTGCGCGAGATCACCACCAAGGGGACGGAAAGCCGGTTCGTGAAGACTGAGCGCGGCAAGTTCGCCCTCAAGGACAGCCAGTACATCCGCGAGCAGGCGGCCAAGGCCGCCCGCCAGAAGTAAGCGCACGTTCATGCCTGCACCTCCGCGACAGCCCCGGCCTCGGTCGGGGTTGTCTCAGTCCGGGCAGCCGCCGGAATCCGCTCCGCCTTCCGCCCCGTGAACTGCTCCCAGCGCTGCACGATCACGTCGCAGTAGGCCTGGTCGAGTTCCATCAGGAACGCCCGCCTGCCGGTCTGCTCGCAGCCGATGAGCGTCGAGCCGCTGCCGCCGAAGAGGTCCAGCACGTTCTGTCCCGGCAGCGACGAGTACTGGATCGAACGCACGGCCAGTTCGACGGGCTTCTCGGTCAGGTGAACCATCGACTGCGGGTTGACCTTCTTGACGTGCCACAGGTCGGTCGCGTTGTTCGGCCCGTAGTAGTTGTGGCCCGCGCCTTCCTTCCAGCCGTAGAAGCAGATCTCGAACGCGCCCATGAAGTCCTTGCGCGTCAGCACGGGGTGCTGCTTGTCCCAGACGATGCCCTGGCTGAAGTACAGCCCCGAGGCGGCCAGTGGCGCGGGGTAGTTGCCGAGGTTGGCGTACCCGCCCCAGATGTAGAACGAGCCGCCCGGCTTGAGCACGCGCGAGGCGTTGCCGAACCATGCCAGGAGCATTTGGTCGAACGCCTCGGAGGTGACGAAGTCGTTCTCGAGCGGTCGGTCCTTGGCACGCATCTTCTTGCGGGCCTTCTTCGGATCGCTGACGCCGCGTGCCTGGTCGAAGCCCTGGTGATGCAGCTGGACCTTCTTGTTGCTGAACGAACTGAGACCGGCGGCGATGGCCGTGTTGCTGCGTGGCTCGACCTTCACGTTGTACGGCGGGTCCATATTCACCAGATCAATGACTGCACCATCCAGCAGCCGGTCGAGGTCTTCCACGCTCCCGCTGTCGCCACACATCAGGCGATGGTCACCCAGCACCCAGATGTCGCCGCGCTGCGTGACCGGATCATCCGGCGGCTGCGGCACCGAGTCCGGGTCGGTCAGGCCCTCGGCCAAGTCGCCGTCGAGCAGGTGTGCCAGCTCGTCCCCGTCAAAGCCGAGCAGGCTCAGGTCGTACTCGGCCTGCTGCAGGTCCTTGAGCTCGATGGGCAGAAGCTCGAAGTCCCATTCGGCCAGTGTCGCAGTCTGGTTATCCGCGATGCGATACGCCTTGACCTTCTCCGGCGGCAGGTCGGTTGCCACGTGGACCGGCACCTTGGCCAGGCCCAGCTTCTTCGCCGCCTTCCAGCGGGTGTGGCCGACGATGATCACGCCGTCGGCGTCCACCACGATCGGCTGGCGGAAGCCAAACTCCTTCAAGCTGGCTGCGACGGCGTCCACGGCGTCGTCGTTGACGCGCGGGTTGCCCGGGTACGGCTTGATGGCCTCGATGGGCCGCAGTTCAACATCGAACGTCCTGGTCGTCATGGTTGCACCTCCGTGCGCGTTGTGGGTCGTGGAAAGAAAACGGACACGCAAAACAAACTCTGCCTATGCTCGTGACTGTTCCCGCGGCCATCTTCCGAGGCGTTGGCCGGGAAGGAACCATGCCTTGGGGAGAAAACCTCATGAAAAAGCCGCACCCCCCTCGCGTACACACGCGCGGGCGTCCAATACGCAGGTGTGCGGGGGGTCGTGAGGTATATGATGAAATCTCTCTCTTCTCTCTCTTTCTCCCTGTATTTCCGCACTTTCCTGCGTCGAGAAAACCTCATGAGGCCATGTGGCTTTCTTGTGGTTATCGCGGTTATCTCCACAGCCACGACCACCACGGACGCGGTCCGTGAGGTTTTCTCTGAGGTTTTCTCGCGGCTTTCTTGGCTCATAGCAGGCGGTATCCGGACTTGGGCTTGGTGGTTGCTTTCTCGGTGTCGAAGATGGCGATCTGCCTCGCCTCCAGTTCCAGAACGATGTCCTTGAAGTCGCTGGGCCGCTGCTTGAGCCGTCGCCGAAGTTCCCACGCGGGCATCAGGGCTTGGGGACCGTTCTTCTCTCGCCACTGACGGAGGATTTCGATGGTGCGCTTGATGAGCGCGTCGAACTCGCCCTCGGCCACATGCTGGCTGGCCATGAAGAGCATGCGCCTCGTCTGGTGCATCACGAACTGCGACGCCCACTGAACGGCGGCCAGGCTGATTCGGGGCGACTGGTGATTCTCGCTGATGGCGTAGAGCATCGCCAGCTTGCGAACCTGTTCACTGACG